CCAGAGCTGCGAGAGGCGGAGGTTCTCTTCGCACCAGGTGCGAACCTCCGCCTCTCGCAGCTCTGGCGTCCAGCTCTCGAAGCCGGCCGGCGCCTCGTAGCGGTGAATGCGGATCGAGTGGTCGGCGACCATCGCCTGCTCGATGAGCACCCGCGACAGGTAGGCGCCGCCGGACTTTTTCGGGACGCAGCCGTACTCTTCCTCGGCCGACTCGATGTTGGGGGCGTTCTTGTACAGACCATCACGCCAGGCTTTCTCGGACTCGGGTGACCAAGCCTGGCCCGTGACGTAGCAGATGCGCTTGTACAGTCCCTCAGCAATCGCGTCATCGAGGGTGATGCGGTGGATGCTGTAGTCTTTCCGGCCCTCTCGGGCATCCTGGATGTAGGTGTTGAAGGGGTTGTCGACGCCGTTGTGAGTGCTGATCAGGCGCACCTTGTTGCCCCACATCGTCAATGCCAGGGCGGCCTTCAGCAGCTCCTCCAGGGACTCATGGAACGCTGCTTCATCGATCACCACGTCGCCCTGCAGGCCGCGCAGGTTACTCGGCCGGCTGCTCAGGGCCTGGATTTTCCGCCCCGTTTTCGGGAAGCGGATCATGTAGGTCAGGATCTCTTCCTTCTTCCCTTCGTCCCAGAAGGTCTGCTCGTAGACGTCGGCCTCTGCCAGCTCGTTGAAAGCACGGGCGAACAGAGCACAGGCGGCGATGTACTCCAACGCCATCTCCTGCTTGCTGCCGACGTAGAAGGTGTTGCAGCCACCTCGGCGCCGCGGCTTGGCGGCATTGATCACGTTGCGCCCGGCCTCGGCCCAGGTCAGGCCGGTACGGCGGGACTTCTCCGCGATCATGATCTGGCTCTCGTCCTCGAACCAGCGCTGCTGGTACGGCAGGAAGACGGGCTCATTGGCCGGCTGGGCTTCGGAGATTTCCTGCGGCACGTCGACGCCGAGCAGCTCCATCTCCTCGGCCAGGTCGATCTTACGCGGGGCACTGGTCGCAGTAAGCCTCTTACCCAGCTCGGCAGTGGTTGCGCGCATGGCCATGTCAGGCTTTCCCCAGGAGGATGCCGCGGATTCGGTTTTCGAGCTGCTCGCTCATCCCGTCGCTGCCACGCTGCTCTTCCAAGCGCTGCTCCTGCTCCTGGAGCAGCTTCTCGCGGGCTTCGCGCTCGATCTGGCGGCGCTCCTCCATACTGGCTTTGCGGGCCTGCAGGACATCCTTGGCTGCCCGAGCCAGCTTGCGGACGTCCTCGATGTCGACCTCGTCCTCGGTCTGCGCAGCGAAGGCCGCATGGGTCGTCAAGGTGGTGATGGATTGCACCAGGAGCGCGCCTGCACGTTCGTCTGGGTTCTCGCCTAGCTCTTCCACCAGCAGGCTGGCCATCGCTTGCTGCTCGCGCAGGCGCCGGGTCATCTCGTCGAAGCTGACCTTGTATCGGCCGATCGCTGAACGGCTGGGCTTTTCCTTGCCCGGGAAGCGCTCCTGCAACTGCTCGATCAGCTCGTCCAGGGTCAGGCGGTTCTCGCGCAGGGAGCGCTCGATGAACGAACGCACATCCGGTGGCAGCTTGTCGATGCTGGACTTGCGGCCCATGGTCAGGCTCCCGGACGCTTCACGCCGTCCACTCGGGCGCGGCCGGCGGCCACGTCGGCGCCGCGCTCAGTCAGCTTCGCGACCAGCACTGCGCCGTTGCTGACGTCCTCGATCTTCACCAGTTGCTGCTCCTCCAGCCAGCGCAACTCGCCCTTCACCTGGTCGCGACTGGGGTCATGCCCCCACTGGCTGAGGACGGCGTGCAGTACCGAGCTATTGGCCTGGTAGGTCGGCATTTCCGCAAGGATGCGCAGGATCACCAGGCGGCGGTCCTGGCTGATGAAATCGGAGTAGTTGCTAGTCATGGGCGTCTCTCGCTGAGCAGGTAGTCATTGATGCGATCAACCGAGCGAGTCAAAGGGTCCAGCGCTTTGGCCAACCCCGACAGCTCGGCGCGCATGGCTTTCATGTCGCCGGCCAGCTCCGACAGCTGCTGGCTGTCCGGCAGGTGGAGCATCTGCTGCTCCAGGGTGAGAAGTCGGTTGTCCTGGGATGAAAGCCGATTCGTCAGGTGTTCGGCCTCGGCCTTGGAGCTGGAGCGACGCGCAGCAGCCAGCGAGTACAGGCCCACCGCCGCGGTGAATACGAACTGGCCGGCGCGCAGCACGAAGTCCAAGTCCATCAGTGAGTTTCCTTGTCGTTTACATCGAGCAGCGCATTCAGTTGCGCCAGGTTGGTGAGAGACCATTTCCCGTAATCGCGGGCATGGGCCAGGATGTCAGCCGCGCTGACACCGCTTTCCAGTAGTTCGGCGTCAGCGCCGGAGGCGGGCCAGGCCGTTTCTTGAGGGCTGGCGGCAGTTCTGCAGGCTGCTGGCGAGGGCAGATCGGCGCCGAGGGCGTGGTTGTAGTCCCGCAGCCAGCCGCAAGTGACAACGAAGCGAGGAGCAGGCACAGGGGAAGCACCTGGTGCCGGCCGGTATTGAGTCGAGACATGGGCGATACGCTCCGATAGCTGTTGCTGGAGGGCAGTGAACTGGTCCTGGGCTGACAGGAATCGCGCTTCCGCCTGATTCGCGCGAGTGACCTGCTGCTGGAACTGCAGGAAGTTGTCCTCAGCGATCTTGGCCAGCTCGTTGGAATGCTGCAGCTGCAGGTTGAGCAGCGCTGCGTCACCTTCGGCGCGAGCGGTGGCGTACCCACGGTCGTAGCTTGCGGAGCCGTGGATCACTACAGCTACGCTGTACAGCACCGCAATCAGCGCGATCCAGAACCAGTTGGAGCGCAGGAGACTAAGGATGCCCATGGAGCCCCCTTTGCCGACGGTACTTGCGCGCCTTGCGTTTTGCCCGAGCCACACCGGACTTACCATGCCGCTCGCGCGGCACTGGCGAGCAATACAGCTCAGGTGCCGGTAGGAAGTCGCGACTGCCTGCGAACAGCCGCTGAATCACCGCCAGGTCGAGGTAGGTAACGTTCAGAGCCAAGGTGATGCTGGAGGACAGTCTCACAGGGTGTACCTCTCTCCGCACACGCCGTCGCCCCACTGCAGGTAGATCCGCTCATAGCGAAGCAGGATGAGGCGCGGGTAGTTGCGGTTCTCGCGGAAGTTGGCGGCCGAGCGCCCGGCGTTGAAGCGCTCGACGGAATCGAACCAGGCCAGCGGGTCGGCGCCGGATGCCGAGGCCAGCCTACGGTCGCGATTTACCCACCCCTGGCCGCCGTTGTAAGCGGACAGTACGAATGCCCAGCGATCACACTCGCTGGAGGCCTGGTTTCGGTCGTAGAGCCAACGGTCGTAGGTGACCAGCGCGCGCAGTGCCCAGCCAGGATTGAACGGCTGATTGGTGCCGAGGGCGGTCGGATACAGGCCGGCGATCCACTCCGCGGTTCCGGGCATGAACTGCGCCAGACCCTGGGCACCAACAGGCGAGCGGGCATCAGCACGCCAACGGCTTTCTTGGTGAACCTGTGCGGCAAAGGTGGCGATCGGTGCCGACAGGCCCCATTCAGCATGGGCGCTGCGCACCAGGGTGCGCCGGTACTGCTCGGCGGCAGTGGGGATGCGATCCGTCGCGAAGGCCGGCTGGCAGGCGCTCAGCAGGCCCAGCAGGCCGAGGGTGAGCAGGCGCTTCATCCGAAGAAGCCTCCCCACCACACCAGGGCCGTCATCGCGATCACGTCGAACACGCGCTGCTTGAAGCTGATCACGTTGGTGAGGCCATCGCACGCATAGGACGTAACCAGGACCACAGCGGCCAGCACGATCCAGATGATTTGCGGGGCGCCCATGGTCAGAGCCCCAGCGTCAGGCCGAGGATGCAAGCCAGTACGATCAGCCCACGGCGCAGCCAGGCGCCCACGACAACCAGATTGGCTGAGCACTCATGCGGGCGAGCCACGTAGGGAAACAGGCTGCGATCGATCCAGTAACCGGCCACCGCGCCCAGGGTCACTAGGACAAGTTTGTAGGCGACGACCTGGAGCTGCTCCGGGCGAATCGCGGCGAGGATGATCAGCAGGACGAGGGTGACCAGCGTCCAGCTGGTCATACGCGGCGCGCGGCGGCGCCGGGGTTGCGGCGATGACATAACGATGCTCCCGATGGGGCGGCCATCCTTGGCCTGACTGAAGGTCCTACCTGCAAGCAGGTGTGACGATCATCCCCACGGGGGAGCAGAGTGTATTTTGGAAGGAGCGAAAACCAATCCGAGGGAAATTCGCCGCCTTGGCGTTCCGTTTTTATTGCCCCGTAATTTCTCGGTATCGCCGCTGGTACTCCTCGTAGGGCAATTGCATACGGTTCAGCTCGTCGAGCTGGGCGTCGACAGAACGCGCAGAAGCTGATGCGGGCCCGTCTGGGGCATAGGCGCGTGGTGGCGCGTACGGCTGCTGAGCTGGGGCCTCAGCCTCATAGGCATAGGTGCAGCCGCGCTGCATCTTGGCACCTGCCAACTGGGTCAGGCGCTGATTGGCACTGTCGACTGCTGCGTCCTTCTCCATCAGGTTGCCGATCCCGAAGTCGCCCAGGAAAGACAGCACCGAGCGTCCGTCGAACTCGCTCTCCTCACGCACGTGGGTCAGGAAGCCCTGAACCTTGGCCTGTTCCAGGTCAATCTCGCGGCAGCTCATGGTCTGCCGTTCGAAGTCAGTCAGTTCCGGCTGTCGGCCATAGTTTTTCGTGGAGCATCCGGCCACCGATAGGCTGACCAACATCACTGCCCCAAGCAGTACTTTGAAATCCATTCCTCCCCCTTATTCATCATCCTGCTTTCTTACCAGTGCGACGCGCGAACGCATCGCTCGTCGCCTTGAGTGCGGCCTGAGCGTCGGGCGGGCTATGCCGGTAGTTGTCCAGCAGGATGCGCTCGTCAGGTGCTAGCTCAGCGGGACTAGGCTGCGCTCCTCCTCCGGTCAGAATCCAGCCAGGATCAGCCCCGAAACAGCTATGCAACGTTAGAAGTGATGCTCCGTCAGGCAGCGCCTCATTGCTTTCCCAGCGCGCAACAGTTTTGCGATTCACCCCAAGGCGCTCCGCAAACTCCCCCACGCCTAGTCCACCGCGTATTTGTCGGATCCGATCCCCGATGCTTTGAGGCATAAAAGTCCCTTGACTATGGGACTTTGATGTCCCAATATCAATTCACACCAAAGCACTGCACATGCATTGGTTTATTAGCAATCTTTCAGCAGATAGGAACCCCGTCATGAACGTCCCGTATCCGCTCCCCACTCGCACGCCGTACACCGGCGAGCGCGTTAAGGAACTCTTCCGCGCCGCCGGTATAACGATCTCGGCCTGGGCCGAGGCCAACGGCTATCCCCGTCACCAGGTGTACATGGTCATCAACGGCCAGTTCAAAGGCCGCCGCGGCACCTCCCATGAAATCGCCCTGAAGCTCGGCATGAAGCTCTCCGTCGAGCAACTCGCCGCCTGAGAGGAGTACAGCCATGCCTCGCTTTCAGCCGCCGGTCGAGCACATCGACCTGACTCCCGCTCCGATGGACACCTGGCGCGCCGCGCTCGATGCTCTGATCGCCTGCGCCCCTGGTGATACTTCGGACATCGCCTGGCACCTGGCCGATGCTCACCAGAGCAGCCTCCTGTTGGTGGACCGGACCGTAGCATCGCCAGGCGCCGAGCGCCTGATCGATCGCCTGATGCTCATCAGCGCAGGTCGGCTGCTCAACCATCGCATGAGCCGCGAAGAGGCCCACCAGATCAGCTTCCGCCTGCTTGAGCACGCTCGGCAACATACCGCAGCACACCAGCCAGATCCCGATGCGGCATCTGCCATGTCTCGCCCGACTGCGCGTCAGCCAGCGTCTCCAGGTCACAGGCAAGACCTTGCAGGTCAAGGCCGTGATCAATTGCCAGACGACGTGCCAGGGCAACAAACGCCGAGCGCATCGACGCATCAAGAACCAGGTGATCGGGGGTAGTCATGTCTGTCTCTCCGACGAGGGTGAATGTACCCCATCAGGCTGGCGTTGTCGCAATGGCTTTGCCAATGGTGAAAACAGCTATTTGTTTGGACGACGACTACTGGGGCTTCTGGAGCACCATCCAATGAAGCGCCGGAATTGGAAGCACTGGGTGCCGCGCTCGCCGGCCGAAGCGCTGGACGGCTGTGCGCAGTTGGCCATGCAGCGCTACAACCGCGGGATCGAGCGGCTTGCCACAGACCATCTGTGCCAGAACAACGCCAGCACCCTCTACAAATGGATGGGCAATGGCCGCCTGCCGTTGACCATGGTGCTGTCATTGGAGAAAGCCTGCGGCCTGCCGCTGATCACCCGCTACCTGGCCGCCGCTCACGGCAAGCTCCTGGTCGACATCCCGGTTGGCAAGGCCTGCAACGCCAACGACCTGCAGCAACTGCAGGGCGTGCTGCACAACGCCACCGGCGCGCTGATGGCCTTCTACGACGGCAAGCAAACCGCCGAACAGACCCTGGACGCCATCCGCGCCGGCCTCGAATCCCTCGCTTGGCACCACGGCAACGTCGCCCAGGCAGAAACCCCGCAACTGGACTTTGGAGTGGCTGACGATGAGTGAGTCCATCAACCTGCAGGCGCTGCTGCAGCGCCTGGACGAGCAAGCCTATGAGCAGCTCTGCATCGAAGCTGCGCGCCTTGCCGAAGAGAACGAGTACCTGCGCACCGAACTGACCCGCATGGAGGAATGTGCCGAAGGGTGGTGCAACGAGGCCCAGCATCTCCACCAGCAACTGGCGGAGGCCACCGGTGGCCAAGCCGCTATCACCCAGTCCGGCGCCTTGGTCGTCATCCCGATGGAGCGCTGCGCATGAGCACCGAAAAATACCGCTCCGAGCAGGTCCAGCGAACCCTACGGGTCATGCTGGCCCTCGCCGCCAACGAATTCCGGGGGCTGCTGCTGAAGGAGGTGGCGGTCGCCGCCGAGTGCGACGCCAGCGCCGCCCTGCGCGCCCTGGAAAACCTGCGCATCGCCGGCTTGGCCGACCGCAGCCCGCATGACGACAAGCGCTGGCTGCTCGGACCGCGCCTGGTCCAGGTGGCCTTTGGATTCGACGAAGCCCTGCGCCGCGGCCAGGACGAACTCAACGAGCGTCGCCAACGCTACACCCGTCTCCCGAACTAAGGAAATCCCATGGCCCGTAAAGCATCCCCCGTGAAAGTGGAATCCATACCTGAAGTCAACCAGCAGGCGTACCAGGCCGAGGCAGGCGCGCTGACCATGCTGGGCGACATTGCCCAGGGCATGCATGAGGAGCGCGACCTGGTCAACCAACTGCTCGGCCAAGCGCAGATGGCAGGGGCGTTCGAGGAATTTTCCCGAACGGTTCGGACTTCCAAGCTCGCTTACGTCAAGGAAAACAAGCTCTACCGTGCCATTGCCGGGAAGAAAAGTCCGAACGGTTCGGAGTTTTCTGGCACTTGGGACGAGTTCTGCTCGTTGCTCGGCATCTCTGTCGACAAGGCAAACATGGATATCGCCAACCTCCGCACTTTCGGCGAAGAAGCCCTGGAATCCATGTCCCGCATGGGCATCGGCTACCGCGAGCTGCGCCAGTGGCGAAAGCTGCCCGATGACGCCCGTAGCGCCCTGATCGAAGCGGCCAAGCAGGGCAACAAGGACGCCGTCGAGTACCTGGCCGAGGAACTGATCGCCACCCACACCAAGGAAAAGGCTGCCCTGGAGAAGCAGGTCGAGGATCTACGGGCGGACAACGAAGCCCTGGGCGAGCGCATGGCACGCAAGTCCCGCGAGCTGGACGAAACCGTCCACGAACTGGAAAAGACCAAGCGGCGCATCCAAACCATGAAGGCGGATGAGGCCGAGAAAGAGCTTCGCCAGGAGGCAACGGCGATCGCTTTCGAAGCCGAGGCCGACATCAGCGGCAAGCTGCGCGAAGCCTTCTCCGTCATGCTCGACCACGCCGAAAAGACCGGTACCGACCCCCGCACCTTCCAGGCCGGTCTGGTGCGCCACCTCGAAAAACTGCTCCTGCAGATTCGCGAAGAGTTCCAGTTGCCCGACGGCGAAGCCCCCGATGACATCAGCGAATTCGGCTGGATCGAGCAAATGGGCAAGTCCCAGCCTGCAGGCGTGGCTGAGGACTGAGCCATGAGCGCCGTCATTACTCAAGCCCTGGTCGATCTGGAGCGCGCCCTTCGCGCCGCCCCACGCGGGCAGCGCGTAGAGATTGCCCAGTCGACGGCCCAGCGGCTCGACATGTCACTCGCCACGCTTTACCGCAAGCTGAGGGAGGTCACCGCAGACAGCAAGCCCCGCAAACGCCGGAGTGACGCCGGCACCAGTGCCCTGAGCCGGGAAGATGCCCTGACCATCAGTAGCGCGCTGATGGAGAGTGCGCGCCGCAACGAAAAGCGCCTGTATAGCCTGGAGGATGCGGTGGAAGCGCTACGGGCCAGCAAGATGATCCGGGCGGACGTCGTTGACGAGGACACGGGCGAGATTCGGCCGCTGTCCATCAGTGCGATATCCAGGGCTCTCTACAGCTTCGGGGTTCATCCCCAGCAATTGCTGCAGCCTGCTCCGGTAACGGAGCTGGGCAGTTGCCACCCCAACCACGTTTGGCAGATCGATGCCTCGCTGTGTGTTCTTTATTACCTCAAGCCCGGCGCCGACGAGCACGGTAACGGCCTGCGCGTCATGGAGCATGACCAGTTCTACAAGAACAAGCCGAAGAACGTGGCCCGCATCGCCTCCAACCGGGTCTGGTCGTACGAGATCACCGAGCACGCCAGTGGCTGGATTTACCTGAAGTACGTCATGGGGGCCGAGAGCGGTGAGAACCTGTGTGATGTGCTGATCGACGCCATGCAGGAGCGCGGTGGCAACGACATTCTGCACGGCGTGCCGAAGATTCTGATGATGGACCCAGGTTCTGCCAACACCTCGGCCATGGCCAGGAACCTTTGCCGTGCGCTGCGCATCCGCGTCATCGTTCACAAGCCCGGTGCCGCGCGGGTGACTGGCCAGGTGGAGAACGCCCGGAACCTCATCGAGCGCAAGTTCGAGGCGGGACTGCGCTTCCAGCCTGTCGCCGATCTGGACGAACTGAACGCTGCCGCCAAGACCTGGCGCGCGTGGTTCAACGCCGCGAAGAAGCACTCCCGCCATGGGATGACCCGCTCGGAGGCCTGGATGCGCATCCGTGAGCACCAGTTGGTGAAAGCGCCCAGCGTCGAAGTATGCCGCCAGTTGGCAATCGCCGAGCCGGAGAGCCGCAAGGTCACTAGCAAGCTGCGCGTCAGCTTCCAGGGAACCGAATACGACGTCTCGGTCGTACCTGGCGTGATGAACGGCGAGAAGCTGATGATCACCCGCAACCCCTGGCAAAGCGATGCCGCCCAGGCGATCACTTTCGACCAGGACGGCCATGAAGTCTTCCACGTCATTCCGAGGATCGAGAAGGACAACTTCGGCTTCGACGTGCGCGCCCCCATGATCGGCGAGGAGTTCCGGCCGCATGCGGAGACGCCTGCACAGAAGGCTCGCAAGGAAGCGGCCCGCCTAGCCATGGGCGTCGATACCGATGCCGAAGAGCAGGCCGCACGCAAGGCCAAGGCCATTCCGTTCGGCGGGAGGCTCAAGCCCTACCAGCACATCGAAGACGCTCAGTTGCCGACCTTCATGCCACGCAAGGGCAGCGAGCTGCAGCTCGACGTGACGTTGCCCACCGTCGAGAGCAAGCCACTGAGCCACCCGGCAGCCGCCAAGATCCTCCGAGCGCGGCTGGATGGCGTCTGGAGTCCCGAGTCGATGCTCTGGCTCAAGTCCAACTACCCCGACGGAGTACTGGAGGACCAGCTCGACAGCATCGTTGAGCAGTTGCAGGCGGCGTCCAGCCGGCCCGCGCTGCGCGTTGTGGGAGGTAACTCGTAATGCTGAAGCTCAAGGAAGTCCTGGCCAGCCTCGGCAAGCCGCAGACCGATCTGGCCCGTGCGGTCGATCTCAGTCCGGCGGCGATCGCTCAACTGATCAACCACAGCCAGTGGCCGAAATCGCTGGACCAGCAGCAACTGGCCTGGCGGATCACCGAATACCTGATGGCTCAGGGCGCGCAGTTCGACACCGTGCGCCAGGCCTTCGACGAAGTGGGGCCCCGACGCAGCAACGTCGGGGCCCCTGCAACCCCCGAAGACGCTCAAGAAAACGAGGAGTGCGAACCCATGCTAATGCGCAAACAGGTATTGCTGCCAGCCACGAAGAAGGCTTTCGACATCCGTCGCGACCCCTTCGACGAACTGCACAGCGCCGACGACATCTTCATCAACGCTGATATCCGCTATGTACGCGAGGCGATGCACCAGGTCGCTATGCACGATGGTTTCCTGGCAGTGATCGGCGAGTCAGGGGCGGGCAAGTCCACCTTGCGCCGAGATCTGGAGCATCGACTGGAAGGCAGCCCGGTGACGGTCATTCAGCCATACGTGCTGGGGATGGAAGACAACGACACCAAGGGCAAGCCCCTCAAGAGCGAGCATATCGCCGAGGCCATCCTGGCGGAGATCGCGCCAGACCAAACGCCGCGGAACAGCTCGCAGGCCCGCTGGGCGCAACTGCACAAGGCTCTGAAGGCCAGCCACACCGCAGGCTCGCGCCACCTGCTGATCATCGAGGAGGCACACAGCCTATCGACCCCGACGATCAAGCACCTCAAGCGCTACCGCGAACTCGAACTGGGCTACACCAAGCTGGTGTCGATCATCCTGATCGGTCAGCCCGAACTGCTCATCAAGTTGTCGCCGCGCAACGGCGAAGTCCGAGAGGTGGCCCAGCGCATCGAGATCGTCGAGTTGCCGCCGCTCACGGTCGGCGGGCTGGAACAGCACCTGGCGTTTCGTTTCGAGCGGGTTGGCAAGGCACTGAGCGATGTGATCGATGCATCCGGCCTGCAGGCCGTCATCGAGAGGCTGGGGGGCGTCAAGGAAAACAAGCCCAGCCTGCTCTATCCGCTGGCCATCGGCAACCTGGTGAAGGCCGCTATGAACTATGCCGCGCTCGTCGGCGAGCCGCGCGTCACTGCTGACGTGGTTCGGGAGGCCTGACATGAACGTCGTACCGATCACTGGCCGCCTCCCTGAAGAGCAGCCGAAAGCTACCCATCTGCCGCTCTGCACAGTACTGACGCCAGAGCTGGCCCGCTGCCTGGAGGCCGTCAACAGCGCCACCCGCGCCTTGCGCCAGGCCGGCATTCCGATTGAGCAGACGTCGGTGCTCGATCGCCGCCTGTTCATCCGCGAAGAGGATTCGCTGCGGCTGCACCGCCGCTTCCGCAACGCCATCCGCGGTATTCGCCAGACCACTCACGGGATGGTCACCGTCCATGTCGTCAGCCTGCTCGGTGTTGACGTGGCCTGGACGACCCCGGTGAAGGAGCAAGACCAATGACTGTCATCACCCATGCCTACACCCCGCTGATGGACGTTGATTCCATGAGCGAAGAGGACTGCCGTCTGGCCCTGAAGGATGTTCTGCAGGATGGCTTCGCGAAGGACCAGCAACTGGTTGAGCTGAAGACTGGCATCCACAAGCTGGACAGGATGCTGGTCAAGCTCATCGACCTCTTCATCGCCGGGGACTTCTCCAAGCTGCATGCGGAGCTGCAGAGCATGGCGGCCTACCTCCAGGAGCAGCGTGCCGCCCAGAAGTCGGCAAGGAAGGTGCACTGATGGACAGCAAACTTTCCGCTTCCATGGCGGCGCTGCGCAAGGTCGTAAAGAGCCCACATCCGGCGATGTTCTGGCAGGAGACCATGGGGCACGTCGCGGTGGTCCTGGATCACCTGCAGGAATTGATCAGTGATGGCAGCACCGCTCCAGCCATCGAGGTTCAACCCGGCGATCACTCGGAACTTCGCCGCATTGCTGTCGCGCTCAAGAACCCACTGCTGAACGGCCAAGAGGCCTCGGACCTGATGGTCCGCTACGAGGCTCTGACCATGCCCGATCACATCATCGCGCTGATCGATGGGCTGCCTCAGCACGTTCTGGATAAGCAATGCCGCGACGACGTGGCGCGTGCGCTGGGATTGTGTCCGAACCAAGAGCGCGGTTTCGCATGGTCCTACCTGCTGACATCGATCAAGTCGTGCGTGAAAGCGTCCGAGGATACCTGCCGGGCTCAGCACAGTGTGCCGGCGGGGTGGAAGCTGGTGCCGATTGAGCCGACCCCGGAAATGCTGGACGCACGCCGCGACTGCGAGGACGGAATGGACGGGTATCTCGTTGAGGATACCGAGTACTACTTCCCGGATCGAGGTGCGGTTCGCGACTTCCTGGCATGTGTCTATCACGGCATGCTCGCTGCCGCGCCAGCGCCCTCGAAGAGGAGCGCTGACGATGAGCGTTGAAGCGTACATCCGCGGCATGGCGGCCCGTGGATTTAGCCGCTCGGCCGCCGCAGCGGCACTCGGGATGCACTGGGTCAAGTTCATGGACCTGCTCGAACGCATGCCAGATATCGAGTGGGGCTATCCCTACAAGTCCTTTGACCGCCGCAGGCATGCCAAGAACCTGAAGGGATACCGGTTCCGGGATAGCGAAGGACGCCAACGGTCGGTGGCGGCCTTGCGGGCTGTCAACCAGGCGAGACGGCATGAGTACACCGTCTTTGGCGTCACCGACAGCTTGAGCAACCTGGTGAAGCGCTTCGGTTGTGTCGCCAAAAGCACTGTGCAGAAGCGCTTGGCCAAGGGCATGTCCATCGAGCAGGCGCTTACGACGCCTCGCTCTGACCATCTTTCTGGCTTGAAGCGTAAGCCAGAGAGTCATCCCTGGAAGCGGGCTGACCGTCGAGGAGTGATCAACCACCGTGAACGCCAACTCAAGGCGAAACGGGATCAACGTCAAGCGGAGGAACGCTTGCATGGCTGATGTTCTGGAAATCGACTGCCCCGCGTGCAGCACGCCGTACCCCGAAATCACCGCAGGCTCTGCAGCTCATGACCCGAGCCTGATCGAGCTGGTGATCACCTGCAGCAACTGCGGACACACCCTGAATGCGTTCGTCTCCCTGGCTGAGATGAGCGTTGTACCGAATCCCGAAGAGGAACCCTCCCATGGCTGAACAACCAGTGCATGTTCCCGCCGGGTACCGCATGGACGCCAAGGGGCGCCTGGTACCTGAAGAAATGATCAAGCCCATCGACCTGGAGCGGGACCGCCTTGTGCAGGAGATCGTCGCCAAGGGGAAGGCCCTGAACAAGGCGTTGCTGGACTTCAAACTGGCGACATTCGGCGATATCGAAGCCTTCATCACCCTGTCGGCCGAGCAGTACCAGGCGAAGGTAGGTGGCAAGAAGGGCAACGCCTCCCTGGTCAGCTTCGACGGTCGCTACAAGGTCATTCGGGCCATGGCCGACAACATCGCCTTCGACGAGCGCCTGCAGGCGGCCAAGGCGTTGATCGACGAGTGCCTCCACGAATGGACAGAAGGCGCTCGCGCAGAGGTCATCACGCTGATCAACGATGCGTTCCGCGTGGACCAAGCAGGGAACATCCGTACCGGCAGCGTGCTTGCCCTGCGCCGCCTGCAGATCGATGACGAACGTTGGCAGCGTGCAATGCAGGCCATCGGCGAGGCTGTCCAGGTCGTGAGCACCAAGGCGTACGTGCGTATCCAGGAGCGGGTCGGGGACACCGACCAGTACCGCTCCATTCCTCTTGATATCGCAGGGGTGTGACATGGACCAGGACCGTATCCTCGACAAGATCAAGAAGTGCCTGGAAATGGCGAAGGGACGGGGCTCCAACCCGAACGAGGCCGAGATCGCGCTGCGTCATGCCCACAAACTGATGGAAGCCTACAACCTGGAGATGGGCGACGTGCTGGCCAGCATGGCTGGCGAAACCAAGGTTCCCGCTGGCTCGGATGGAAAACCGCCGGCCTGGCGGGTGAGCCTCGCTCAAGTGTGCTGCCATGCCTTCGGCACGCACCTGATCATCTGCACCTCCTATTTCGAAAGCGCTTCGTTCCTGTTCGTCGGCTGCGCGGCAGCGCCGGAGCTGACCGGCTACGCCTACCAGGTGCTGGAGCGACAGCTGCAGAAGGCGCGCAAGGACTTCCTGAGCACGCAGAAACGCTGCAAGCGGTCCACCAAGGTAGCCCGTGGAGATGCTTTCGCGCATGGATGGATCGAGGCCGTGTACGCCAAGGTCGACCAGTTCGCGGGCGTCGACGACAACATCGCAGACGCGATTCAGGCGTACATGGCGAAGCACCACGCTGACGTCGGCAAGTTCGAGATGAAGCGCCGCAAGCTCAAGGCACGTGACGAAGTGGCCAGTGAAGCGGGGTATGCCGCGGGCAAGCGCGCGCGGCTGCACCAGGGGATCGGGCACCAGGCCGTGGCTCGGCTTACTCAGGGGGTGTGAGATGTCGCAAGCCAATCCGTTCATCCGTCCTGACAAGGACTACGGTGCAGTGAGTGCTGATGATCGCCTGCGCGCTCTGGACAGCTTCAATCTAGAGCAATGCCGTGCTGCGCTCTCGGTACCCGGCCTGCAGAAGACCGTCGAGAAGAAGCTGCACAGCCGCATTCGACAGCTCAACAAGGAGGCCAGGTGATGGAGCGCTACCACTCAACGGCTGGCGATCCGCCTCGGCGCGATGCTGACGTAAAGCGGCAGGAGGCCCAGGAACTGGACGAACTTGTTCAGCAATTCCTGGCCGGCGGCGGTCAGATCGAGAAAGTCGGGTACAAGATGCGCGAGCTGCCGGACACTTTCGTCATCAACCCCATGAAGACGCCGGTATACAACGGAGCCCTGGCCGAGAATTCATCGCTCAAAGCGAAGCCTGCCGCGCCACGTACGCAAGCCAAGACCGAGCCCCAGCGCTCCCCAGCGCCCTTGCCGGCTTTACAGCCGGCTCCTGGCGTGAACCCGAAGGTCTGGTTGAGCCGGATGATCAAAGCCCAGGCGCTGCTGGCTGCGCAGACGGCCAGGCTCGCTCGCGAATTGGGCGTCAGCGATGCTGAGCTGCGCCGGCTGGGGCGTCGGCATGGCATGGAGGTGTTCCATGGCACTCGCTAGGGGACTGCTCAGCAAGATCCACATCGCTCGTCAGCAGCTCGGCCTGCAGGACGATGTCTATCGGCAGAAGCTGCAGGTGATGTTCGGCAAGGGGTCGGCGCGGGATCTCAACCTGCGCCAGGCTGAGCAGTTGCTGACCGAGTTCAAGCGCCTGGGCTGGCAGCCACAGCCCAGCAAGCGAGCAGCCGGCAAGCCGCACAATTGGCGGCAACTGCCAGCGGAGGTCGAGGTGATCGAGGCTCAACTTACCAACATGGGGCTGCCTTGGAGCTACGCCGATGCGATCGCCAAACGCCAGTTTGGCGTAGCCAAAGTGGCCTGGCTGAAGAAGCCTGAACAGCTCAAAGCAGTGTTGGCTGCCCTGCATGTTGAGCAGGAGAAGCGCGGGCTTTTGGGTAGCGTGGAGGAGTTGCTCAAGCTGCTCGGCGAGCATGATCCAAACTGGAGGGTGGATCTGGAACACCTGCCCAAAGGCTGGGAGCGGCGACGTCCAATTCTCAAGAGCCTGGTCGAAACACTGCGTGCAGCAGCGTCTGCTCGGGGGCTCTTGTAATGCAATTGCAGTGCCCCTGCTGCGGCGAGCAGTTTCCGGTAGAGGCCGGGTTCGCAGATACCGACGGCAAGAGGCTGGCGGCGCTGTTTGCCGGCCTCGATCCGAAACTGGGCCGCGCAATACTCAATTACCTACGCCTGTTCAGTCCAGCCAAACGAGGCCTGCGCATGACGCGCGCCATAAAGCTTGTGGAGGAGCTGCTCAACCTGGTCAATACAGGCACAGTGCAAAAGGATGCCCGCTCCAACGACACCAAGCCGGCTTCGCCACGTCTATGGACCACCGGTATCGAACAGATGATCACCGGCCGCGAGCGCCTGCAACTGCCGCTTGAGAACCACAACTACCTGCGCGCGGTGGTGTGGGGCCTGGCCAGTGATCCAGCGCAGGCTCTGGCCGCTTCCTCAAAGCGGCCGCAGGCCGGTGGACCCAGCACCCAGCAATTGCTCCAAGACCAAGTCGGTCGAATTCAGTCCGATATCGTGTTGGGGCTGATTACTAAAGAGGATGGAGAGCGCCAGATCGCGGCGCTGAAGGGGGGAGCATGAAGCAGAGTTCGATTCTGGCGGAAACTCGCCATGAGCTGCTGGACGACATTGCGGCACATACAGCAACAGTACTGTCTGAACATGGTATTGACGCTGGCCTGGCTGAACAGGCCGGCCATGCGGTAGCTGACCATCTGGCGAACCAGTGGCGTGGCGCCACGCTGTACATCCCCTCCGACTATCGCCACCAGGTTACCAAGCGTGATCTCCAGATTCTCTCCGAGTTCAACGGACGAAACCATCACGCCCTGGCCCGGAAGTACGGACTGACGCCCAGTTCTATATATAAGCTGTTAAAGCGTATTCAGGATCGTAAGTTCGAACGTGACCAGGGCAAACTGGACCTCGGCGACGGCCTGGCTTGACCGGCCGCCGCCTTTTCATCCTTGGAAACTCTTTTTCAAAGCCTATCCCACTAAATCCCTTTCCCTTCCTCTATATCCCACAATTTTCTCGCTTTACCCTTCTGGTTTATCTCACTCTCTCTCAGCCTGGCGCTGGTCTGGCGCCTGCGTTTCCGCCACCTGGGCTTGCTGACCCCGCTGCTGGCAACGCTGGTGCTGGTCTTGCTGGTCGAGCCGCTGGCCAGCCTGCAGGCGGGGTTCTGGCTGTCGTTCCTGGCGGTTGCCCTGCTGCTCTGGCTGTTCGCCGGGCGCCTTGGGCGCTGGCGCTGGTGGGTGCAGCGCAGTTGGAGC